CGGTAATGTTGTTCGTGCAGGTGTTGCTGGTGGATATGGTAATATGGTTGAGATCCAACATGCCGATGGCACCACCTCACGATATGCACATCTTTCTGCATTCAAAACTTCAGTCGGTAAACCAGTAAAGCAAGGTCAGGTTGTTGGTCTAGTTGGTAGCACTGGTCAGTCGACTGGTCCGCATCTTCACTTTGAGATTCGTAAAAACGGATATCCAATCGATCCGCTTGGAGTGCTTGGTGGATCAGCAGCAACTGTTCCAGCAGCAGAAGCAGCAAACGCAACAGAACCTATTGCTGGTCCAGGAAACACATTAGCAGTTCCTGGACCTGGAGGAAAGACTCCAGCGTTCTCAGCGCCTACAATGCAAATGAATCCTTTTGTTGGTTCGCCATTGTTTGGTTTAGCACAGATGGTTAGTATGATGGGCGGCAGCGGATTTGCTGTTCAACCAATCATGATGAGACAAACAAACACTATAAAAAGAAAAATACCAGTTAACTCAGCACCATTCGCATCTGCTCCGATTGCTCTTCAGGGTGCCGCCAGTATATTTGCTAATATCGCAAGGATGATTTAATGGCAATATCTAATTTAGTTTCCGAAAACAATTTTGTAGACTTTGAACGCCCAAGAATGGAGCGTCAAGCAGCTGCTAATGATAATCTCGTTCGAGTTAATGGCGGGATAATGCAATTTGGTTCAGAATTAGTTTCTTTTCTTAATGATACTAAAACTTATTTTTCAGATCTTGTTGATGTTTCTTCAAAAACAGTTTCGAGTTTTAAGTCTGCTATTTCTTCTTTAATTAATTTAGAAAAAAATACTAGATTTAAGTTTACCTATCTTCGTAAAGAAATCGAAGCATCGCGCAATGATTTTCTAACTGCATTAAAAGCATTATCATTCTCAACATCAGGTGATGGAGATGGAGAAACTATCGTTGTTGTTTCTCCAGAAGATGAAAAGAAAGATTCAAAATCTCTGCCTCCAATCCCTCTACCTATTATTCCTCGAACTAATAAAAATAAGCCAGACCCAAAAAATAAGCCAGACCCAAAAAATAAGCCAGACCCAAAAAATAAGCCAGACCCAAAAAATAAGCCAGACCCAAAAAATAAGCCAGACCCAAAAAAAACAAAACCAGTAAGAGTAAAACTGCCTCCTGCAATTGATATGACAAAAGTCACGGAGAGGGTTCGCGCAGCAACTGGTAAAACTCCTAATGTTTCTATGAAATATACTGCTCCAAAAGGTGCTGGAGTAAAGTTTAATATAGGCGGCGCTGCTACCGCCAAGATCGTTTTGCCTCAAGGATTCAAACCTAGTATCACATCAAATGTTCCTATTGGAAAACCAGCTGCACCAGCTGGAGTTCCTCCTCCAGGAGAACCTGAAAAGGTTTCAACAAAATCTGGATCTAAATTTTCTAGATATCTTGGCGGATTTGGCACTAGAGCATTAGGACCTCTTTTAGCGTTCATAAGTATTGCCGCTGCATCGAAAGCAGCATCAGAAGCATATGATGCTTATGAAACAACAGGCGACATTAATTATCTAAAACAAGCGTATGAAATTGTCGGCGCAGAAGTAGGATCAAATGCTGGTTGGGTAGCAGGAATTGCTGGCAACTTTACTCCTCTTGGTCCTGTCGGCGGGTTATTGATTGGTGGATTAGCTTCAGCTGCAGGAAGCAAACAGGGAACAATATATGGTAGAGCATTATTCGAAACTCATACTAAAGGAACACCATTAGCAAATAATATTGCGATTGAAACTGCCAATTATATGTTGGAAGATAAAAAGGCAATAAAAGCCGCTTCGGAAAAAACTGCAAATCAATTATCATCAGGCATTTTGGGAGAAAAATATCGACCTAAATTTTATAAACAAAAAATGAAATCTTTAAAAGGTGATATAAAATATTGGGAAAAAGAACTAGAGAAAGCTAGAGATAAACTAAAAGGTCTTGCTATTCCAGATACTGCTGATGATCCAGATGAAGGATATGAAGAGCCAGGTAAGGGGATCAGAAAGATAAGAGATGTTGATAATAGCTACAATCCTCTTTCTTTGATTTCTAACTGGTGGTCTGGCAAAGGAAAAGGTGAGCAAAAAAAGCAACCAAATAGTGTTCCTGGATCAGGCGGTCCTGGTGAGCAAAAAAAGCAACCAAATAGTGTTCCTGGATCAGGCGGTCCTGATGCGGATATATCTTATGGTAGTAATACTGGAGCAGCTATCAATAATCTAAGTAAAGAAACTTCGCAGACGTTCCCAACAATGATGCCGCCTATTGTTCAAGATATACCAGGAATCGATTCTGATATTGGCGGCAGTGGCGACGGAGAAAGAGAAAACTATCCTCAGGCATGTGATGCACCAAATTCTGCTGGTGCTGATGTTAAGGCATTTATTGCCTCAATGTTAAATATAAAAGATCAAAGCCATAGCGCAGTTACATAAAAAAGGGGGAGCATTGCTGCTCCCCCAAGTATAATCGTAAGGTGAAAGGAAAGGAAAGCCCTACGATTAATCATCGTCCTCTGCAAGTTTCTCAAAGAACGACAAATCATCATCGTCATCTGCAGCACGCTCTGGAGCAGGAGCAGCCTTGCCGACTGCTGGTGCAGCAGATGCACGAGGTGCTGGTTCAAAGGCATCGTCTTCACTATCGGTCCGACGAGGAGCGGGAGCATCACCAAGAACCTTATCCAAACGCTTCTTCAGTTCTTCATAAGTCTTGAAGTTGCTTGGAGCAAGGAATGCCTGAAGTGAATGCTGCTTCTTCCAGATTGCCTCGATGTCTGACTCGTCATCAGCAATCTCAGTAGCATCATCAAACTCACTCTTATCGTAGTTACGATAACCTTCAACCTTGCGAATCTTCACCTTGAAGTTTGCGCCTTCCCAGAAGTCGAATGGATTCATTGGCGTTTCATCTTCAAACTGTGGATTCATCTTTTCATTGATCTTATCGAAAATCTTCTTACCGAACTTGTAAAGGAATACCTTGCCTTCGTTTTCTGGATGAGCAGGATCCTTTACAACAAGGATATTTGCGATATAGGTAAGACGACGCTTGCGCTGCCGAACAATATCCTTATCCTTATCATTACCAGAGTTCCACAACTTTGAATTCATTTCAGCAACTGGATCCTGCTGATTCAAAGTGGTAAGAGAGTTCTCGATGTACCAGCCTCCTGGACCCTGGAAACCATGATTCCAGATGCGTACCCACGGGAGTTCCTCGTTCTGTGGCGCAGGAAGAAAGCGAATAACGGCATAACCATTACCTGCCTTATCAACTTCTGGTTGCCAGAAACGATCATCAGCATTAGATGACTGCGCCTGTGGATTAGCCAGTTTGTTGAGTTCCTGAGACAGCTTGTCGAGGGAAGAGGTGCGAGCACGCTTGAGGGCTGAGAAAGATTCGTTCATTTGTGTTCTCCGTATAGTTTGTGTTTCGTCTTGTCCACTTGATTCATAACATATGAGTATATATTACCGCGATTAGATGTATTTGTCAAGACTTAAATACACTCCTCATCACTTTTTTGATGTTGGTTTTATCAACATTCAAGAACGGTCTATAGTTATGAAGTTGCCGAGATATGTCAGACCAAACAATCTCGTCTTCGATCTTAGCATCCCACAGCTTGAGTATGCCAAGAGCGATATCAAAAGCAAGAACTGTTTCAATGGATATCTTGTTTCCCAGATATAACCGAAGAAGCGGTGGATGATTACCATTCTTCGGCGTCAACAGTTCTTCAAGACTATCACATTCGATATCCATCAGTTCTTGCTTCAGCTGATATGAGAATGATTCAATACGTTTACGCCATGCAGCATAAACCTTCTCAGACTCAATACCAGATAGTTCACCGATCCATTTGACGCCAGAACGCGAGACGAAGTTGGCTACGAAATAATCGGTGAGTTCTTCATCTTTGTATCGCCGTTCCAATCGCTGAAAGAAGAAAGTATCCTTTCGCTTCATGAACGATTCAGCGGATATCTGCCGAATCTTGCCGCCATACTTGATGAAATCATAATCGGTTGTGAAATGTAACCTCAGTGCCTGATAACGCTGATATGCTTTCATTCCTTCCATTAGATTGGCAACCGTGATCCTGTACGCTTCAACATGTTTAGTTTTGTAGCTTCCGACTGCAACAGTTTACGCATAGTCGGTGTCATCAGTTTAGATACGCTTTCGAACTCCAGTCCACTCTTTTCACAAACATCAGTGATTGCTTCAAGATAACCCATACCCAATGTACGCACTCGCGTTTCTACCATACTCACAAAGGTGTTAGAAGTCATAAGACTAGCTGGATCACTCATTTGCCGCGCTCCATATCAACTGCTGTTACCAGTTCATCCTGAAACTCATAGTTGGTCACAGTGCCTTTGAGCGTGTAATACTTATTACCATGATTGGCAATCTCTTCGGCAGTACGACCGCAACCAATACACTTACCATCATCGCCAAGTTTGCAGATAGCAGTGCATGGTGAATCTTTCTTTGTGTTCATACCACCAACACTCTTGCGCTGAATGTCTTCAGTCAATCCTTCAGGATAGTAGAGTTCTAGCGCAGCGCAATCGACGGTACAGTTGAACCAATGATATTCGCCAGGACGAACAGTAGTAAAGTCGCCTGCTCTGAGAACAGTGACGTCGGTGAGATCATAATCATTCTTTCGTACATGGATTTCAAGTTCTCCAGAAATGACGTAGAATGCGTTCCATTTGTGTGCATGTTTGTGCTCCGAACAACGAAAACCTGCCTTTGCATTGATACGATGAAGTTCTACAAAAGGATTCTGAATCAATGCGCTTGTGTTTCCCCATACTTTTCCATTTATAAGTGCCATCTCAATAAAACTCCACGATTTGATCTGCAATGCCAAATTTAACTGCTTCTTTTGCCGTGAGCCATACGTCTTCAGGCGGAAGAAGATACTTCTTGATATTCGCCTCAGTCATTCCTGTGCAACGCTTGTAGTGATCAACGATGCGGCGCTGAACATTGGTGAATTCTTTTACAGTAGCAAAGAGTTCGTGCTCCTTACCAAAAGAACCCCAAGAGAACTGATGAGAAAGAATAGATGTGTTGCGAGTAATAAATCGCTTGCCTTTCTGACCAGAAATAAATGTCATAAGACCGCAACTTGCGATACAACCAAGACCATATGTGTGAATTGGTATTGGTGAACCCTTCATGGTATCGATAAGAGCAAACGCAGCGTCTACAGAGCCGCCATACGATGTGATAATCATCTTCATCTGCTTCGGGCGTTTTTCCATGAGACTGCGTTCTAGAATAAACGCAAGAGCATCTCCACACGATTCCTGAGTGAAATCTTTATTGAAAAGATAGTAGTGCTTTTCGTCAAGAGTTGGTGCTAGACCTATCTTCGAATCTTCGTCCTTCATCACTTTCCTTTCTCACTTGATCAATATGAAGTAAATTATATATCAACTTTTCGAACATGTCAAGATCTAACATATTGGGTCCATCACACGGAGCATTATCAGGATCATTATGCACTTCCATAAAAACGCCTGCCACGCCAACAGCAACTGCTGCACGAGCAAGAGTTTCTACGAACTCACGTTGACCACCAGATGATGTTCCTTGTCCTCCAGGAAGTTGAACTGCGTGTGTGCAATCCATGATAACAGGATATTGGTTGCGCTTCATAATATCAAGTGAACGCATATCAACAACTAGATTATTATAACCAAATGTTGTTCCACGTTCAGTTTGCATAATCTTCTTGCAACCAAAACTTTCTAACTTCTCTACCACATTCTTCATATCATGTGGTGCTAGAAACTGACCTTTCTTGACATTGACTGGCTTACCAGTCTGCGCTGCTGCTTCGAGTAGATCAGTCTGCCTGCACAGGAAAGCGGGAATCTGTATGACGTCAGCATTCACCGTTCCACACTGCCAGGGGTCATGAACGTCCGTGAGTACTGGGATACCCATTCCACGGACGGCGTCCATTCCATAAAACGCTTCATCGAACCCTGCACCTCTATAGCCTCCCGCAGATGTTCGATTCGCCTTATCGAAGGACGTCTTATATATGAAGTTGATTGAACGACCAAACAAAAATCCTGCATCATGGATTATGTTGTGTAGTCGTTCAGCCATTTCTACAGCATGATCCTTTGATTCAAACACGCAAGGACCAGCGATAATACTTAGTGGTTTGTCATTACCACAATCATCATAAAATGACATTAGGTATCCTAGTTATATCGTTCGTCGAATTCTTTGATACGCTTGTTAAGATACTCTTTGATAAC